AGCCGCATTAGCGTCGCCAGAGGTCAGGAAGCTATATGTTGATGACTGATATGCAATACGCTCTGTGCCACCAAGGTTACCGATGGCAAACCCTCTGTCAGCACCCGAGGCATCAACTATCCCTGCAAAGTTCGACCTGCCATGTACATCTAACGTGCCATCAGAACCGTTGAGTTTAAGCAAGCCTATGGAGTTGCCGTTGTCCGATACGGCAAGCATGATGTCACTATCATCAGTCGTGTTAGATATGATGAGAGAGTTTGCGGCTACGCCAGGGTGGTCACTTGTTCCCTCAATGACACCGCCGAGCTCTTCATCGGGATCGAGGTCGCTGACAATATGCCCCATCCCGTGTAGATTAGGATCGGGTACTACGTATCTATTTGACATGTTTCTCCTTATACGGTAGTCAGTGTACCGGTAGAGAAGTATCCGTTGAGAGCCGAGCAGGTAACAAGCATGTTGCCGGTCCCTGCGTTGGTCAGCGTCTCTATACCTGCAATCCCGTTACTGCCAAAGCCATGATGGATTCGCATTCCCGTTCCAAGAGAGGCCGGCACTTCTGCGTAAGCCGTGCTTTCATTTATGCCAAGCATGTGGTCTAGCGTTACCGTGGAATCCATTGCGTGGCTCCAATTCCATTTCGTCCAGTACATGGATACATCCCTCCAATGGAGGGAACTGTTCACAGACCTGTCTATCTTAACAAGGGAAGTTGACTGCCATGCAGATGGCACTGTCCATGTAACCGAGCCGTCTTGGTCTAGAGACACGGACGAAGAAGTGCCATCCGAATCGGAAATATCCACCCACGATCCAGCCCAGTAATAAACCGTAAGGGCTGTAGATCCCGTGGAGTTTGTGGTGTCCACATCTATATTGACCCCCCTGAAGGGTATTGCAGACCCCACATAAACATTACGGCCTGCGGCAAGACTACTCAGGTCAACGCTAGTAGCGGTAGACCCATCCTGTGCAATAGCAGAGTAGTCTTCAATCCTACCAGCTAGGTCATCGGAGGAGTCAGCCTTGAGGATAACCAGGTACGGGCAAAGGGCATACCTTGCCACAACTGCCGTGGCAAAGTTCCTTGGTATAAGGTCTATGTGTTCTGTGCCCCGGTGGAACGGTGTGAACGCCGCTGTTGTAGACAGGGACACACCGCTCGCAGCACCCGCGCTCCTCTGGTGCCCCAGATTAGCGCCTAAGATTTCTGTTGGCATTGTTACCTCCTTGGTCTATCCAGCCCTTCCAGACCTCTTGTATGGGAGGAGGATGTATTAGATTATTTTACCGACTACGCATTCTTAGCAATGAAATCCATGTAAGGCACCGGTTGGTTTTCATCCAGAACCTGTTCCATAGTCTTGCCCTGCGCTCTGGCAATGCGCCTTACAAGATGTGAGGGCATCTCCATATAATGATCCCACTTATGAGGCTCTGTAATAATCTCCCCTGTGTTGCGGTCAAGGTAGCCATTGACCATCTCAAATAGATGCGGCCACATCTTCTGCAACTCTGCCAGGATACAGCACCACCGATACCTCTGGGTCTTGCCCATGTACGGGTTCATGCTCTCTCGTACCCAAGGGAACTCACATCCACAAGCATCGTCAAAGGCTCCAGCAAACCACAACCCAGGCTCGCTATTAGCCAGTGATTCCCACGCAAGCGTAGAACTGGTCACACGCTTGCGTACTTTATCTTTCTCAGTAGCCTCTATATATGTTTCAGTTACTTGTTCCTTTAACATGGTTTACCCCACATCTGAAACAGTACCATTCGCAATGATTTTGCGTAACACTGTTGCGCTTGAGAATATACCACTAGAAGTTGTAATGGCCCCTGCCGCCGCTGTTCCTGCTTCCAGAACAACGCCCTGCGTAGGTTCAGTAGTGGCAAAGGCATTGACCGGACCACCACGGTAGTTGCCTACTGTAGCACGAAAATCATTGGCCGTTGCTGTAATTTCACCTGCTGTTGCAGTAACTCCACCTGCTGTAACAGTTAAACCACTTGTAGCTGTTCCTGTAACAGTTACGGCTGTGGTACTAATCTGCATAATCTCAGCAGGATCGCTCGCTCCTCCATACCCCACATATACATCCAATGTGGAGTTTTCTGCATCGTTATACCATCCTCGGTAATCTGAACTCTTTGGTGCTGTCATCTCAATTCCTCCTTAGCGTAAAGTACGCACTGTATAAGGGAGAATGCCTCCCAATTAGTTACTACAATCTACTTATTTCGTTTCATCTTCCTATATGCGACGATGCGTACCGCAGTACACCCCGCCACTTTGCACTCGTCCCCCACACTCTTGCCATACCTATGTACATGTGAGGGAATATCAGTCACATCAGTCAGGTTGGGTGCTATTGCCACAGTGGGCGCTGCCCCACCAAGCATAGCCTTCAGCAACTCCTGGTTGCTTCTCAGGGTCTCTCTTTGTAGCTCCCTATCCTCGTCCCTGATCCGCTCCTCCCGCTCTCTCCTAAGTGCCGTATAAGCCCTCTTGTGCGACTTCTGCACATGGGCCTCCAAGGCGTCCTGATGAGGGATATGCACCCTCTTGCACAACTTGAACCCCAGTCCCTCAATACGGTGGTGCTCCGGAGAAGCAGGGTTAAGAGGGCAACAAAGGTCTTGGCCGTAATCAGGTGCAATATGAGGGTTAGTAAAGGTATACATCTTGGTGCCGTCTTCATGCGTCATCTGGGCCACCTGCCAACGGAACCAGTGGGGGCACTCATTATATCCCCCCGTCTTGGTGTCCCAGTACGGCAGGTATCCCTTGTATCTAAGGGACGTTACGCGGGACGCAGCCGGAGATGACTCCGAAGGAGTGCTGATGATCTCCCCCACCTTCAGAAAGCTATCGGGGAGCTCTGCAACAGGCTCCGGCTCCTCTGCTATCGCCTCACGCCATGCCTCTTCTGCCTCTGCTGTTGCTACCGTATCCTGGGTTGTCATATCTAACTCCTAACAAGCTGACCCGCAGGGCCAAAGCTGGATTGGTTGCGCCTTCGGCGCTTCTTTTCCTCTACCATGTTCTGGAACGCCGTCTGCAAATCGGAGGGCTCAGTTTCCCTGTAGAGGGGATTGGACCGCATTTTATCTGCATACTCCTGTAGCTCTGCCACGGTGTGCCAGGCTATCCCCTTTCCGTTCTCGACCTGCCCCCCTGGAATCACAAGTTGGTCCGCCTTGAATGTACGGGCGGGCCCCAGATACACATAAGCTGTGACCAGCCGGTCATCACGCACTATTCGTAGCACCTGGAAGCGGCTCTTGGACTTACCGCTCCGTGAGGGCAGGTTCAACTCAGCCAGCACATAGCAAGGCTCATCGGCTACTACCGCCCTCGTTACCGTGTCCAGGGCAGAGGTCATCCTGAAGTGGACGACCTCTGCTCCCGGTCTTTCTGCTACGCTAACCATATATCCTTACGCCGGTGCCGTAGCGTCACCTATGATCTCACGAGTCCAGTTGGCAAGTCTCAGGCCGTAGGCGAACTCGTCTGTCATAAACAGACTGTCTCCACCACCGGCGATATTGGGCTCACGCTTGGACTCAGTTCTGATGGTCATCCCCTCCACCAGTATCCACGCCGACTTGGAGAACACGAAGTTCTTGGCATCATCTGAACTGTCGATGGATATGTTGCCATCCTCGTGTATGGACACATTGGCGATAGGAAGGGTGAAGGCAGACTGGAACACAGTCGCCGTGGACCCATCAGGCACGGGGTACGTCCCCACACCCGCTACGAGCTCATCGTAGAAGTCCTTGATACAGAACCCGTGGAACACACCCGCTATGGGGAGAGGCCCAGGCTCTGTCGCGTTGGACGTGATGATGTACCGTGCTGCTGCCACGTCCCCTGTCTGCACAGGAGTACCCGCAGCACCCATCTGGGTGGAAGCGTCGGCGGCAGTGAGGCCGTCCTCGTCCTTCTTCCTCATCATCGCCTCACCGGGCATCTTCCCCATCTGGGCCAGCACCTTGTTGTTGATGTTGCGCTTACTCTTGTCAGAGATAAACGTCTGAATCTGAATCATCTCCGGCGTTATGGTGATGGCAGAGTCGTCATACTGCTGGGGGTTATCCAGCACCGTGTTCTCTGTCACCGCTTGCGCCGAGAGGTTAGCGAGGAGGATCTCCCTCCATGTGG